ACCATGCCTTTGACTGGGTTGTCTGGCGGCGCATCAGCGACCTGGATCGCTGCATTGGCCAGGGAGCTGGTAGCCACCTCGATGCGCTGCAGCTCGTCGGTGATGTACCTGCGGATGCCGTCCTCGAGCTCAGGAAACTGACGCCTGATGTACTTTTGGACTAGCAGATTGACCTTGTCGCTGAGGGCCATTACCTGGCACCTGTCTGAGATACATCGATGTCAAAGCCTGAGAGCTCGAAGTCTTTGTAGTCCGTGTTAGCCAGGGTCATTTTGTAGCTGAGATACCGCCCAGCTGCCCTGGCATCGATCTTGTGATCACTGCTGATGTCAAAAGTGACAGACGACGCATAGGTGGGCGTCGTGCGGGGAATGTCAGACGCACCAAACTGAAAGGTCATGGTGGTGTCTGAGGTGTTCAAGGTGTCAGCCTGGGGGAATAACCTGGTGACGACAGTGTAGTTGGCCGCTGCGGAGCCCATCTCATCGAGGTCCAGGCCTGTGCGCTCTAATAGCGGCGGCTTGGTGGCCTCAGCGTCGAGCTGGAAGGTAAGCTTGCCTTCGTCGGCTAGGTCGATAGCGTAAAGCTTGTCACTGGTGATGCCGTCAGTGCTGTTGTCTTCGCCGACCATGAGTGTGTGCCGGTCAAAGTTATCTTCCTGGTCAAAGTATGAGCCACCGACCAGCGCATAGGTTAACCCTGTCGCTGTCGCGTATGTATTGATGCTGTTTACGTTCGCTGTAGTACCCGCAGATGTGTTGGGCAAATCGTAAAACGACCATGTGTTGTTCCTGTAATTGTATACAGCAGCTCGATTGCATCTGTCTGAGTTGCTGAAGGTGACATGGTCGTCAGCTGACGAATAACAGAAGTAGATCTCGTTGAGATTGGTGTTGTGCTGCACGAAGCAGACGTTGGACCGTGCATTGTTCAAGCCTTGGTATATGAAGTTCTTCACGCGCTCGTCGCATATCGACTGCTTGGTGGTCCCGTCATGGACATAGATGTCAGCTGGTCCAAAGCAGTAATGCTTGCCCTCAACCTCGACGACACAATTCTGATTGATCAGGCCGGCGTCGGTGAAGAGCTTGCGAAAGTTAAAGATGAACGCACCGCCGACAAACTCCATCAAGAAGATTGATTCGGAGGAATAGATAACGAAGTTGGAACCAAGAACAGCGCCGTCGACGATGGCTGTCTTCATCTCCACCAGGTCATTGGTGCCGGCTGACTTGGTTGTGTCAGTCTCATCCCAGCTGTCGGGGATGCTGTTGGCTGTTACCAGGTTCGAGAAGCGGACACGGTTAGGGAAGTTGGTGCTGCCTTCGACGGTGTTAAGAGCGACCAGGAAGTCACCGAAGCCCCGCAGGGATGCTGCGCGGTATGTGCTAGGCCAGTTGGTGAGATCTGCGAAGTTGGTGCCGGCTGGTGCACGGAAGACAGGCACCCTGTCTGGCCTGTTGATATAGACAACATCGGCTAGCTGGGTGATTGTGAATGAGCGGGGATCTGAGCTGGCTGAGATGGAACCTGAGCGATCTGAGATTGTGCCGGCGTTGTACTCTTTGATGACATAGGCGTCGTCTACCATGATGACTGTGTCATAACCCGTGGCTGGCACGACACCAAAGCTTGCCCTGGGGGTAAATCCCAGGCTGTCTTTTACTTTGCGGAAGATCGGTGCACGACGCACTTTGCCTTCATCAAAGCGGACATTGGTGGCGATGGTGTATCCGTTGATCGGTAGGTTATAGGCTGCAACGTCTGTAATAACGCCAACGGAACCTAAATCACGTACTGGGAGAACGGCCATATCGTATGCAGAGCTCCTATGTGTTTGTGGTGCCGTAGAAGTCAGCCAGACTGACTGAACCGCTGGTCGGGACGCCCGAGTTCACAGTGACGTTGATGTCGTCGTTGTTTGTAGAGCTCCCGCCGATTGTCACGCTGCTGTTGCCCCACCCGACAGACGGCCAGGAGCACGTGATGCGGATGGTGCTGCCGGCACTAGCTGAGAATGTACCTGTGGCACTCGAGCTGCTGTTGCCAGCTGTAAGGCTTTCAGATGCGACCTGGGTGCCGTCGACAAACAAGGTGTGAGTGCTGGTTCTGGTTGCGTTCTGTACGTAATAGCTGAACTGATAGCTATAGGTCCCAGCCAGGTTAACTGTGAAAGACACATCTCCTGTACCTGTGAAACCGTTGTCAGCCCAGCAGCTGTGTTTGTACAGGACACCGCCTGAGTTGATGACTGGGTTCGTTGAGTAAGGTGCGCCGCGCCCGTCGTACACGCTGCCACTGAGGCTGGCTGCATCGGCGTCTCTGGACACTGATGATGGGACCTCAGCATTCCTGTAGTACTCAGACAGGCTGTGCGGGGTCGAACCACCGAACTCCGAGGCCAGGCTCGAGAACGAGATCGCACCAGACGATGTGACTGCCATGTGACCTAGATACCTGAGAATGCGGTGATGTCGTCTTCGACGTCCAGGGCACCCGCTGCCGTCATGCGGATCTTGGTGTCACCGGAGTATTTGAAGAGCAGGTTGTTGCTGCCGTCGACCTCGATAGTCCAGTTACCGAATGCGATAGAGTTGCCGTTGGTGTCGAGCTGACCACCCAGCTGCGGACTGGTGTCAGACACAAGATCGGTGGTGATAGCGTTGAACTGGGCTTGGATGTTGGAGGTCACGCCGTCGAGATAATTGATCTCTGCGGTTGTCGCTGTGACACCATCGAGCAGGTTGATCTCAGCGGTGGACAGGGTAGCGCCATCGAGGATGTTGAGCTCTGCCTGGGTGGTTGTGACTGCACCGGTTACCGATGGGAATGTGGCTTTGATGGTGGACTTAATGAGACGTAGGTGATCATCGGCCTGGGCGATGGCATCGGTTGCGGTAGGGTTCGCTGCGTTAAGCGAATCAATGTATGTACCGGTCTCTAGTGCCATTGGGGCCTCTCGTGATTAAAGTCGGGCTGGGTAACAACAACAACAACAACCCTTTAGCGATCTTTGTGAAGTGGACCTCGATTGATGCCCATGGGGGCCTGGTTTGCCAGGGATGGGACCCGCTGCGCCACCGCGGACACGCTAAGTCGTTGATATCGTTGGTGGACGGTGGACGTCTGATATGAGATCAGACAACCAAAAGGGTTGCCAGGCCATAGACATTAGCCATTCAGAAATATGTCCGTGTGACAGGACATTCTTTGAAGAACAAATCGGGACGTGGACCTAAGCACACCTAAGCGCACCTAACTCAACCTGTGTCAGACCTGTGTCAGACCTGTGTCATGTCGTTGGTGCACTGCCCTTCACTTATAGTGCAGCCTGGGGCTGCATAGTTACTGTTGTTCTCTATAGTTCTCCTAAGGGTGGACATAAGGGCTTGGGAGGCATAAACAGACTGATGTGACCTGGGAGACACTCCTAGCTTGGAGGTTCCCAGGTCATACACCTCAGTACACACTCAGGGCTTATTGCGGTTAGCAGCGGTGACTATGGTAGACCACAGGCTGCTCTTGATGAGCTTCTTGTCGGCTGCAGACATGCTGCGGTAGATGTTGTCCATCTCACACCTGGCACACAGGTATGTGCCGTTACCTTTGTCCACGTCTGCTGGCTTGTTGTTACACTCACCGCACTTAGGCCTTACTCGCATTCCTTCTGCCCTGTTGCAGGATCGATGAAGCAAGCCTCAGCCTTGGGCTCTTCGTCTGTCTTCACCTCGTTAAGTATGCCCCAGCGTTTGCCGGCTGCGCGAAACGTAGTGATGCCTTTGCAGCCACCTTTCCAGGCCCTGTAATACAGGTGCTTGAAGTCGTCATAGGTGACATCATCACCGACGTTGCATGTCTTGCTGACTGCGCTGTCGACATACTGCTGTGCCAGGATTAGGACATCGAGGTGCTGCTCACCTGTGATCTCGTTGGCTGTCCTGCCGGCAATGCCCTGGCGGTAAGCGTAGTCCTCGACACGCTCCACGATCTGGCCATCGAACTGCTGGATGGTCCTGTCG